CAGGAACAGATGCGATTGCTCATTTAACAGATACATTAACATTTACTGGTGGTGAAGGAATTGATACTACTGTCACAAATAATGTATTAACAATTGCAGCTGAAGATGCTTCTACATCCAACAAGGGTGTCGCTTCGTTCAATACAGATGATTTTAATGTCACATCTGGTGCAGTTGAATTAAAAGATACAGTTGTTAAATCTATTACTACAGATTCTGGTGCATTAACTCCTTCTACTCATGGAATTTCTATTCTTGGTGGTGAGGGAATGGATGTATCTCATGCTAGTTCAACAATTACTATTGCAGGAGAAGATGCTACAACTTCTAATAAAGGTATCGCTTCTTTCGCTTCAGCTAATTTTGATGTCACATCTGGTGCAGTTTCTACAAAAAACATTACACTAGGAACATCAACTTTAACAAATGGTTCAACTACAAATTCTCTTGCTGGATTACAACAATTAGATGTAGATAATTTACAATTTAATGGTAATTCAATTATTTCAACAGATACTAATGGTGGTATTACACTTGATCCGAATGGAACAGGACACGTTTCAGTTAGCAGTGCATTAATTAAAGATGTTGCAACTCCAGTTGATCCAACTGATGCTGCAAACAAAGCATATGTTGATGCTGTTGCTGAAGGATTACATATTCATGCTTCAGTACAAGCTGCAACTACAGCTGTAATTACTGGTTCTGTGACTTATGATAATGGTACAAGTGGAGTGGGTGCTACATTAACTACAGATACACCAATTAACACATTAGATGGTTATTCATTAGTAAATGGTGATCGTATATTAATTAAAAACCAAGCAAATACTGCACACAATGGTATCTACATTCGTACATCTTCAACAGTATTTACACGTGCTGCTGATTTTAACACAGTAGCTGAAATTGCATCTGGTGACTTTTTATTCGTATCAAATGGTACAGTGAATGGAAAAACTGGTTGGGTAAATACATCTAAATCTATTGAGGTTGGTACAACTGCTGTTGTATTTGAACAATTTTCAGGAGCAGGAACTTATATTGCTGGTTCTGGATTAGCATTTACAGGAAATACGATTGATATCGTATTACAAACATCTGGTGGTCTAGAAATAGTTTCTGACGAATTAGGATTAAAATCTACAACTGCTGGAAATGGTTTAACTTTCTCATCTGGTGTTCTTAATATAGGTGGAACTACAGATCGTATTACAGTTAATAATGATTCAATTGATATTGCTTCAACTTATGCTGGACAAAATACAATTACAACATTAGGAACAATTGCTTCAGGTACATGGCAAGGTACTACAATCGGCACAATTTATGGTGGTACAGGAAATACATCATATTCAATTGGTGACTTATTAGTTGGTGCTGCAGACAATGCTTTAAATAAATTATCAATTGGTACAACTGGAAAAGTATTACAATCAAATGGAACGACTTTAGTGTATGGTGATGTGGACGGAGGAACATACGCATAATTGATATAATATCTTAGATTATATAATCTACTAACAAATAGGAGACAAGTATGGCTAAGAAGAAACAAGAAACTGTTTCAGATATTATTGATAGAATAGAAGAAGATTTGATGACTCTTCGTGATAAAGTTGAAGAACTTGAAAATCACGAGTGCGAGGAGGACGAAGATGACTCAGAAGAAGATACCGACTGGGATGAAGATTCTGACTCTACTAGCACTGAGGAAGATGAAGAATAAACAAAATAAAAAAAAGAAAAAATAAGGAAACTAACTGATGGCGACAATAATTAAATTAAAAGGTTCAGCAACTCCGAATCTTGCGCCATCAGTTAATGATTTAAGTTATAAAGAAGTTGCTTTAAATTACGCAGACGGAAGATTATATTACAAAAACGCTGCAGGACAAATAGCATATTTTAGTGCTGGTGCTACAGCAGGTGGTCAAGAAGGACAAGATGACGATCTATTTAATCAATTAGCGTTTGCAATTAAATTTGGTGCATTCCCTTTAGCTGATTATGGTAATATAACTGACCCAACAAGTGATGCTTTTGGACAAGTAGTTTTATTTACTTACGATAATATGGCAACAGAGGGATTAAGAATTATTGACAACGAAGGATTAGTATAAAATGCCAACACAATTACAATTACGAAGAGGGACAACAAACCAACATAACACATTTACAGGTGTTGTTGGTGAAGTCACAATTAATACTACAAAGAAAACAGCAGTCGTACATGATGGATCAACAGCAGGTGGTCTTGAATTACTTCGTGCTGATATGTCAAACGTATTCGCTTCAGCAACTCCAACAATAACTTCTTTAAACACATCAGGTGACGTATCTGTAGGTGGTAATTTAACTGTCACTGGTACAACTACATTTAATGGTGGCACTATCACTATGGGTGATGCTGACACTGATAACGTTGTATTTGGTGCTGATGTAAATTCAAATATATTACCAAATACTGATAACACATACGCATTAGGTAGTTCATCTAAAAAATGGTCAGACGTTAGATCAGTTTTATTAACTACAACAGGTGATGCTACAATCGGTGGTGATGTAGCTATCAATGGTGGCGATCTAACAACTTCTCAAACAACTTTCAATTTATTAAATACAACAGCAACTACACTTAATGTGGGTGGTGCTTCTACTGCAACTGCAATTGGTGCAGCAACTGGAACTACTACTATTAAAGCAGATTTAACAGTTGATGGTGATGTTCAAGTCAAAGGTGGTGATTTAACTACTAACCAAACTACATTTAATTTATTAAATACAACAGCAACTACTTTAAACGTAGGTGGTGCAGCCACAACATTAGAAATTGGTGCTGCCACTGGTACAACTAACATCAATAACAACTTAGACGTAGATGGCGATGTTAATATTGATGGTGGTGACTTAACAGTATCAACTACTACATTTAATCTTGCTAATACAAATGACACAACATTGAACGTTGGTGGTGCTGCTACATCTTTAAATCTTGGTGCTAATTCTGGTACAACAACAGTAAATAATAATTTAACAGTCACAGGAGATTTAACTGTAAGTGGAAATACAACTACACTTAACACTGAAACATTAGAAGTAGAAGATAAAAATATTATAATTGCTAAAGTTGCATCACCTACAGACACAACAGCTGATGGTGCTGGTATTACAATTAAAGGTGCGACAGATAAAACATTTAATTGGGTAGATGCTACTGATGCATTTACATCAAGCGAACATATTGAAACTGCTGCAGGAAAAACATTAGCATTAAGTGGTTCAAGTTCAGGTAAAACAACATTAAACGTTTCAGCTGCTGCTTCAGGAACTTTAACACTTCCAGCTGCAACTGATACATTAGTTGGTCGTGCTACATCTGATACACTTACAAATAAATCTATTTCTTTAACAACGAATACAATTACAGGAACAACTGCTGAATTTAACACTGCATTATCTGATGATAATTTTGTCACATTAACTGGAACAGAAACATTAACAAATAAGACATTAACGACTCCTGTAATATCTTCTGTTTCTAATAGTGGGACAATAACTATTCCTACAGGAACGGATACTTTAGTTGGTCGTGCAACTACAGACACATTAACAAATAAGACATTAACGACTCCAGTTATATCTTCTATTTCTAACAGTGGAACATTAACTTTACCTACTTCTACAGATACTTTAGTTGGTAGAGCAACTACAGACACTTTAACGAATAAATCAGTTTCACTAACTACAAATACTATTACTGGTACATTAGCAGAATTTAATACTGCATTATCAGATGATAATTTCGTTTCATTAACTGGAACAGAAACATTAACAAATAAGACTTTAACATCTCCTGTAATTGGTTCGATTGTAAATACTGGAACTTTAACATTGCCTACTTCAACTGACACATTAGTTGGAAGAGCAACTACAGACACTTTAACAAATAAGACTTTAACATCTCCAGTAATATCTTCTATTACAAATACTGGAACATTAACATTACCTACATCTACCGATACATTAGTTGGTCGTGCTACAACAGATACACTAACGAATAAGTCAATTTCATTAACAACAAATACGATTAGTGGAACAACTGCAGAATTTAATACAGCATTGAGTGATGATAATTTTGCCACATTAGCTGGAACAGAAACATTAACGAATAAAACATTAACTACACCAGTAATTTCATCAATCACTAACACTGGAACATTGACATTACCTACTTCTACAGATACATTAGTTGGTAGAGCAACAACAGATACATTAACGAATAAAACATTAACATCTCCTAAAATTGGAACTAGCGTTCTAGATACAAATGGAAATAGTTTATTATTATTAACAGCAACAACTTCAGCAGTAAATCAATTAACACTTGCAAATGCTGCAACAACAAATAGACCTACTATTTCTGCTACAGGTAGTGATACAAATATTGGAATTAGTATTACACCAAAAGGAACTGGAACAATTGTTGTAGGAAATTCAATTGTACCATCAGGTGATAGCACAATGGACTTAGGAACATCTGCTGCTAAATTTAGACACTTATATCTGGATGGTTCATCATTCTTTATGGGAACAACAAAAATTACAATGCATAATAATGGATATTTTGTATTTAATAGTAATTCAGCTAATAGTTATCCAGAAGGAAGTAATGTGTCTGTTGCAACTGCAACAAATGGAATTGCCGCAACTAATGGCACTGCTGCAGCATTCGCTATTGCCCTTGGAGGTTAATTATGCCTGTCTCTACAAGAGAAGGACTTAAAGATTACGCACTAAGAAAACTTGGTGCACCAGTTGTAGAAATTAACGTTGATGATGGTCAATTAGAAGATCGTCTTGATGAAGCATTAGAATATTTCAATATAAATCATTGGGATGGTTCTGAGCGTACTTATGTTTCACACTTAGTCACAAATCAAAATATTAGTGATAAGTATATTCCTGTTGCTGATATAGTTTATGGTGTGAATAGAGTGTTCCCTATATATGCAGGGTCATCAACTAGTAAAAATATATTTGATTTACAATATCAATTAAGATTAAATGATTTGTATGATTTAACATCTACTTCAGTTGTTTATTATACAACAGTAATGAATCATTTACAATTACTTGATACGATATTAAATGGTCAACCTATGTTTCGTTTTAATCGTTTAACAAACAGATTAAATATAGATATTAAATGGGGAACTGCAGTAAAAGCAGGTGACTATATTATATACGATGGATATAAAGCAATAGATCCTGCTTCATTTACTAAAATGTACAATGAGCCATGGTTGAAATCTTATACCACTGCTCTTTTTAAAGCACAGTGGGGAACTAATTTAAAAAAGTTTTCAGGATTAGAACTTCCTGGAGGTGTGACACTTGATGGTGATAAACTATATGCTGAAGCAAAAGAAGAAATTAAAGAATTAGAAGACATATTAGTTGGAAAGAATGCACCATTAGAATTTTCAGTAGGATAAACAAATGTCTAGAAATGTTTATTTTACACAAGGAACTGCTAATGAGCAAAACCTAATAGAAGATTTAATTATAGAATCTTTAGGAATTTATGCTCAAACAGTTTATTACATACCAAGAAAATATGTAAATAAAGATCAAATTCTTGGTGAAGATACATTAAGTACATTTAATTATGCTTACCCAGTTGAAATGTATTTTGAAAATGTAAAAGATTATGATGGAGCAGGCTCTTTCGTAAGTAAATTTGGTTTAATGATTGAATCATCAGCTACATTAGTTGTAGCAAGAAGAAGATGGAATCAATTAGTTGGTCAATATGGTAATACTATTTTAACAAATCGTCCAGTTGAAGGAGATTTAATTTATTTTCCTTTAACTAAAAGTTTATTTGAAATAAGATTTGTAAAAGATAAAGATCCTTTTTATCAATTAGGAAAACTTTATACTTATAAATTACAAGTTGAATTATTTCAATATTCTTCTGAAAAAATTGATACAGGTGTGCCTGAGATTGATGTATTTGAACCATTAAAAACATTCAATACTGATCCTGCACGTAATGAAGTAATGTATGTAAATAGTATTACATTTACAAATCTTGGTGCAGGTTATGTATCAGCACCAACATTAACATTTACTGGTGGAACTCCACTTACAAATGCTACAGCTACTTGTACTATATTAGATGGTAAAATAAATAGTGCTACAATTACGAATGTAGGAAATGGATTTAAGAGTGTACCTACAATTACAATAAGTGCACCAGCAGCTGGAGGAACTCAAGCTGTTGCTACTTGTACTTTAAATATGAATATTGATAAGCAAGGTGGCTTTGGTGATAACGTTTCGGTTAAAGTTGAAAGAGACGTAAATAATAATAAAGTGGCATGGTCTGAAAATAATCCATTTGGAGAATTTTAATCATGTTAAATAAACCACCATATTATCACGAAACAATAAGAAATTGTATTATAGGATTTGCAAAAATATTTTCAGATCTTAAAATTGAAAGAAAAAAAGCAAACGGAACAGTAGAACAAACTTTATTAATTCCGATTGCTTATGCTCCGAAAGAAAAGTGGATACAACGTATAGAACAAGATCCTACTCTTTCGAATCAATTGATGACTACTCTTCCTCGTCTTTCTTTTGAAATGACTGGATTAAATTTAGATGCAACGAGAAAAGTTTCACGTATGGCATCTATTGAGAAGAATAAAGCAGTTGGATCTGGAGTAAATACAGCAAATAGAGTATTCGCTCCTGTACCATATAATTTAGATATAAATTTATATTGTATATCTAAAAATACAGAGGATGGTTTACAAATAGTAGAACAAATTCTACCTTATTTTACACCAGAATTCACGATGAGTATTCAATCGATGAAAACACCTCTTGATATTGTCACTGATGTTCCTATTATTTTAAATAGTGTGACATTTGTAGACGAATATGATGGTACTTTTGAGACACGTAGGTTTGTGACATGGACATTAGGTTTTCAATTAAAACTTAATCTTTTTGGATATGCAAACCCAGATGGTAAAATTATATCTAAAACGATTGTTGATATTGGCAATCCAGATAGACAAAACACGATAATAGCTAACCTAAATACAGGTGGAATTACGAGTGAAACATGGGAAGATATATTTAAAACTTCCGAATACGATATAACATAATAGGAAACAAATATGGCAAAACAAGTAATAGGAGTTGGTTCATCGCCGAATGACGGAACAGGTAATACTTTACGTGATGGTGGTGTAAAAATCAATTCTAACTTTGACGAATTGTATAACGGACTAGGTGGAAGCACTATACGTATTGCAATTCCATCATCATCAATTTCAAATGGTGCAACACTTAAATTTGATGGAACTAATTTCGTACCAAACTCAGATATAGATACAAATACTACTTATGCTATTAGTTCAGAAACAGTGACAAGTGGTGCAAAAGTAAGATTAACAGGATCAGATTCTTCAACTGATGATATATCAATTTTAACAGCAAATGCTGGACTTACAATTACTCGTACTGACGCAAGTACAATCACTCTTACAAATAACAATCCATCTCCTGTCACTTTTTCTTTAAGTGCTGAAGCTATTCAAGCAGGTCAAAGAACAATTCGTTTAACAGGATCAAATGCTTCGTTATCTGATATTGCTCTTATTGCTGGTACTGGTATGACAATATCAAATCCGACTGCTTCATCTATTACTTTAGATTCTGCAATCGTTTCAGTGAATGGTGCAACTGGTACAGTTATTACAAACAGAACATATTCTTTTGGTGGTGGTACATCTAATCATTACGTTGTGACTGGTCCAGGATTGCCTACAGCTGGATCAAATGACCCAGATATTATTGCTCAAAGAGGTGAAACTATAAGATTTACAAATACACGTTCAGGACAAATTTTAGAAATACTTGATACTTCAAATGCTGCTCCTGCAGGTGATTATATTTCATCGCAAGGTTCATCAGCTAATATAGCAGATCAAAACCAAACGATTACATTTACAATACCAATGTCTGCTTCTACAGGAAACACATTTAAATATCGTAGTCAAACTGAGCCTGCGAATATGTTAGGAAACATAGTAGTTATATAATAAAGGTGGATAGGGCTTATGCCTACAAATTTTTATAATGCAAATACAGCACTTAAAGCTGTTGGTGTAAAAGTAAAATTTACAAAACAAGAAGTACAAGAATTTCTTAAATGTAAAGAAGATCCAATTTATTTTATAGAAAATTATTGTAAAATAGTTTCATTAGATTTAGGATTAATTCCTTTCGCTTTATATGATTGTCAAAAAGAAAAAGTAAGAACAATCATGAATAATCGTAAAGTGATTTTAATGGAAGGAAGACAGCAAGGAAAAACTATTACTTCTGCTGCATGTATTGTACATTATACATTGTTTAATGATAACGTCACTGTTGGTATATTAGCAAATAAAGGAAGTACCGCAAGAGAAGTTTTAGATCGTTATCAATTAATGTATGAAAATTTACCTTTATGGTTGCAACAAGGTGTTGTGACTTGGAATAAAGGAGATGTAGAATTAGAAAATGGTAGCAAAGTATTTACTTCTGCTACAACACCAAGTGCGATACGTGGTAAGTCAGTTAATTGGTTATATATTGATGAAGCTGCAATTATACCAAATCAAATCGCAGAAGAATTTTTTACTTCAGTTTATCCTACTATTATGGCAGGAGAAACTACAAAAATATTATTAAGTTCTACTCCATTAGGATATAATCACTTTTGGAAATTTTGGAATGATGCTGTAAATGATAAAAATGGATTTAAAAATCTTTTTATTCCTTACGATAAAATTCCAGGAAGAGATAAAGCTTGGGCTGAAGCACAAAGAAAATTACTTGGTGATATAAAATTTAATCAAGAAATACTTTGTGAATTTTTAGGAAGTTCACTTACACTTATTAATGGTGAAACTTTAAGAAATTTATCTCCTAAACCATTCATATATTCTAAAGATGGTTTAGATATATTAGAAAAGCCTGAACCGAATCGTAAGTATGTAATTGTAGTTGATTTAAGTAAAGGAACAGGAAGAGATTATACAGCATTTAGCATTTTTGATATAACAGAAATGCCTTATAAAGTTGTAGGTAAATATCGTTCGAATACAATTAGCATACTACTCGTTCCAAGTATCATAGATAAAATTGGAAGAGATTATAATAATGCTTTTGTGTTAATTGAAATTAATAGTGGTGAAACAGTTCCCTATATATTACATAATGAATTAGAATACGAGAATATTATCTTTGTTGCAAGAGTTAAGAATGAAGGACAAAGAATTACTGGTGGATTTGGTGACAAATCAAGTGCACTAGGTGTCACAACTGATGTATCTGTAAAAAGAAAAGGTTGTAGCATATTAAAGAATTTAATTGAGAATAATAGTTTATTAATATTTGATTCAACTATTATTAGCGAATTAACTACATTTATCAGCAAAAATGGTTATTTTTCAGCTGACGATGGCTATACTGATGATCTAGTGATGACGTGTGTACTCTTTGCTTGGCTTACAGCTGACGTATATTTTAGAGAAATAACGGACGTAAATATAAGAAAAGAGTTATATAAAAAACAAATACAAGAGATTGAAGAAGAGTTGACTCCATTTGGCTTCTTAAATGATGGAAATGACCGAGAAAACCCTTCGAATTTTTGAAAAAACTAAATAGGTAAGAGAAATAGCACGTTTGTCAAGAAACGTGTCAATAATTAAAGAGGAGAGAGCAAAATGGCATTCCAATTAAGTCCAGGAGTAATTGTCACAGAAAAGGACTTCACAAGCATAGTTCCTAATGTTGCCACAAGTGCAGGTGCATTTGTAGGTAAATTCGCATGGGGACCAATCGAAGATCCAGTGCAAATTACATCCGAAAACGAATTAGTAGAAAGATTCGGTACACCAGATGATTCAACTTTTGAATCATTTTTTACTGCAGCTAACTTTTTATCATACTCGAATAATTTATTCGTAGTAAGAGGAAATGGTTCAAGTGATAGAAATGCAGGAATTAGTGGTACCGCAGTTAAAATTAAAAACGCAGAACAATACTTATCATCATATGCAGGTGGTCAAGGAGCAGTTGGCGAGTTCGCAGCTAAGTGGGCTGGATCACGTGGCAATTCTTTAAAAGTATCAATGGCTGATAAGTCAACTTTCACAGGTTGGACTTATGAAACTAGCTTTGATAGATCACCAGACACATCAGCTTGGGCAACATCAAATAACGTATCTAATGATGAAATTCATATTATCGTAATCGATGAAGATGGATTATTTACTGGCACAGCTGGTACAATCTTAGAAAAATTTGAATATGTTTCAAAAGCATCAGGTGCTAAAAAATCTGATGGTTCAAACAATTATTACAGAGATGTAATCAATTCAAATTCAAAATACATTTGGTGGATGGATCATCCAACTCAATCAGCAGAAGTTAATAATTCATCTAATGCTAGTGCAGTTGCTTGGGGCACAGCTCCAGCAGCACAACCATACAAAGACATTGCAGCAGCATTAGTTGCTTCTTTAACTGGTGGTGTTGATGATTATGCAGGTATAAGTGCAGGAAACATTCAAACAGGTTATGCTTTGTTTGCAAACGATCAGCTTGACATATCGTTAGTCCTTTTAGGAAAAGCGACAGCAGCAACAGCAACTTATGTAATTAATAGCGTCGTAGAAGTAAGAAAAGATGCAGTAGCTTTTATCTCTCCAGAAGCAGCAGGTGGTTCTTATATTTCTGATGCTTCAGCGACACCAGTAGCAGATATTATAACATATAGAACAGCACTTCCAAGTTCTTCTTATGCTATATTAGATTCTGGTTATAAATTCCAGTATGATCGTTATAATGACAAGTATCGTTATGTCCCATTAAATGGTGATGTAGCTGGTCTTGCCGCAAGAACAGATTATGCTCAAGATCCATGGTATTCACCAGCAGGTGCAAATCGTGGTCAAATTAAAAATGTTGTTAAACTAGCATTTAATCCAAATAGAACACAAAGAGATTCACTTTATCAAAAAGGTGTAAATCCAGTTGTGACGTTTCCAGGAGAAGGAACTCAATTATTTGGAGACAAAACTTTATTGTCAGCACCAAGTGCTTTCGATAGAATCAATGTACGAAGATTATTCATTGTATTAGAAAAAGCGATCTCAATTGCTGCGAAAGCACAATTGTTTGAGTTCAATGATGCTTTCACTCGTGCTCAATTCAAAAATCAAATAGAACCATTCTTAAGAGACGTACAAGGTCGTCGTGGTATTACTGATTTTAGAGTTGTGTGTGATGAAACAAATAATACAGGTGAAGTAATCGACAGAAATGAATTTGTAGCAAGCATTTTCATTAAACCTAATCGCTCAATCAACTTCATTAATCTAACATTTGTAGCAGCAAGATCAAGTGTTAATTTTAGTGAAATCGGTGGCTAATAATTAAAGGAGAAACTTAAATGGCTGATATAGCAGATTTTAAAGCACAAATGACTGGTGGCGGAGCACGTCCCAATCAATTTCGTGTTGAGTTAATTTTCCCTAGCTACGTTGTTGCAGGGATTTTGGCAAGTGCACAAGCACAATTTTTATGTAAAGCAGCACAATTACCAGCAAGCACAATAGAGAACATTCCAGTTCAATATCGTGGTCGTGCTGTTAATTTTGCAGGAGAAAGAACATTTGCTCCATGGACTGTCACAGTTTACAATGATACAAATTTCAATGTAAGAAATGCGATGGAACGTTGGTCAAATGGTATTCAAAATTATCAAACAACTAATGGTCGTGTAAATCCAAGAGATTATCAAACGGATTTAGTAGTAAGACAATTAGATCGTTCAGGTGCAATTATTAAATCATATCGTTTTGTTGATGCTTATCCAATTTCTATTGGTGTAGTTCAATTAGACTATGATACAGCAAATGCAGTTGAAACGTTTGATGTTGAATTTCAATACAATTACTTTGATAGTGATACAGCTTCACGTGATGGTGTAGGAGTGAATATTTCAATTGATACACCAATTGGTTCATTCCCAATTAAAATATAATAACAGAGTTCTAAAAAGAACTTAGAAATAGATTATGGCAGAATTATTTGGCTTTGAGATTAAAAGAAAAACACCGAAGAAAGAACTTAGTTCGGTTGTCACACCATCTAATGTAGATGGTTCGACGTTGGTAGCAGACGCATCGGCATATTATGGATTAACACTTGATTTAGATGCGAGTATTAAGGGCGAAAACGATTTAATAAAAAGATATCGTGAAGTTTCTTATTACCCAGATGCTGATAATGCAATTGAAGACATTGTAAATGAATCAATTGTATTAGATAATCAACGTCTTTCAGTTGACGTAGTTTTAGACGATTTAAAAGCATCAGATAATATTAAAGAAGCTATAAGAAAAGAGTTCGAAGAAGTTTATAAATTATTAGATTTTGATTTACGTGGTCATGATATATTTCGTACATGGTATGTTGATGGAAGACTGTACTATCATATAGTTATAGATCCAAAAAATACTAAAAACGGAATTAATGAATTAAGATTTATAGATCCACGTAAAATTCGTAAGATTAAGAATTATAAAAAAGAAAGAAATGATAAAGGTGTTGACGTAGTAAAAGATATACAAGAATACTACATTTACAATGACAAAGGAATTACTGATAGTTTAGCAACAGGTATTAAACTATCTTTAGATTCAGTTGTATTTGCTCCATCAGGATTAACTGATTTAAATTCTGGTATGATATTATCGCATTTACATAAAGCGATAAAACCAGTGAACCAGTTAAAAATGGTAGAAGATAGTA